CTGGATGATGCAAATGAGAAGGGTTTCTTTGTGTTAGACTCCTATGGAGTCCAGAAGAAGCGGATGAAGTCTAAGATGGGTAATCATTATTTCGGGGCTTATCTAGATACAGAAATGGTGTTCCTTCGCATTACAGATAAACGAATCTTGGACTATTCAAAGAAAGTACGCGAGGTCGATGTTGGTTTACGAGTAAGTAACGTTACAGATAAACCTCGACTAGTTGCTCGTAAGAACTATAAAACCTATTTTGTGGATAGAGGTCTTTTAGGTTGGTATGACACAAGAATACCTGTGACATCTACTGATGCGTTTAGTGATTTTCCTGTGTCTATGATGGATGCTGATATGGTTAATGCCTTGAATTGGGCAGGCCAATCGCGCTATCGAATTGATCCTGAATTTCATGACTTTATTGAAAAGTTAATGTACTTTAGAGATGACAAAGGAAAAGCCTCTTACTATGACGAATTGAATACGTATAGACATTACATGGTCGAACGTGGCGATAGCTACGAACGATTCAAGACGATGAGATGGTATAGAGATAACGATTATGCATTTAGTAATTTACCTTTCTTAGATCATAGAGCTAGAATCTATGAGCGTGGTTTTGTGGGTCCACAAAGTGGTGAATCTTTATTTAAATGAAGCCCTACACAGTAATGTGTATTGCAAATCGGGTTAATTGCTGGAAACACCGCTCCCTACGAGTGGTCAATCAGCAGCCAAGCTTATGTAGGAATACATTTGAAGGTTCAACGACTAGGGTATACAATCCAGAACGGATAATGAAACCCATACATCGGAAGTCCGATGGAAACGCCCGACATCCTTATAGGATGATGATATAGTCTGGACTGCACGGTAACGTGTAGAAGCTTAAGCTGACTGAAACTAACGACTTCAGTTGAACAGAACGTAGACCATTTTTAAACACACAAAACAGTAAGAATTTCAGTGAAAAAGGTTTTCTTAATTTACAAGATCAAGTAGGCGGATTCATTGGTGGTTTGAGCGATAAGCTAGAAGGCCCGCACAACTCGTTGTCAGTAGTAGGTAGGCAACGCGTAGCTGAAATGTGGAGACCTGAACTTGTGAAGGTTGGTAATCACATGCTAAGAGCCAAGCCTAATGATATCAGAGCCGTGTTGGAATCTCAATTAGTCCAGAGTGTAGATGGTGAAGATCAAGGTAAGCTTCTACGGTTAGCACTAGAGATTGCTAAGATCGACAACTATCTTGAAGGTAACTATTCCAAGAGTAACCTTGTTAAATTAAAGAATTATAAAGTGTCAGTTGCTTTAGAACAAGATGCTTAATTTTGGGTATCTATAAATTTCGCTAATTCGGTGAACAACCTGTTCGTTAAACAGGTCAATACCGAGCCAAGCTTTTGTGGAAACACATTAGAAGGTGTAACGACTAGAATATACGACCTACTGCATTTGCTACGGTTATGAAATTCGTAGAATTCAAGTGAATTCGAAACGCGGAACATACAGCTTTGCTGTGTGAAGAGATAGTCTGCTCTGCATAGTAATATGCAGTAAGTACAAAAGTACTTTACGTGATCTAACGAATCACGTTAACATTTGGTCATCAAGCGGCGCACAGATCATTGCACTGACTACAAAGAACAAGGCACTCGCTGAGCTTAGTAACGTTGTACCAACGAGTCAGAAGAAAAGGTTGTACGACCAGATAGCATTAGCGACATTTAACGATCCGAGATTTATTAAATTAAACGAGAAGCTAGGTTTATCAGAGAAAGATTTGCGAAAGGCTGGAAGTCGGCCTTATAAAATTCCGTTAATTGCTGGAAACACCATTCCCTACGGGTGGTCAATCAGCAGCCAAGCTTATGCAGGGATGCATTTGAAGGTTCAACGACCAGGACAAACGCTCTAGAACAGAGTATGAAGTCCGTACATCAGAAGTCTGATGGAAACGCGGAACATATAACGGTATAACCATTGTATGATGATATGGTCTGATCTGCATAGTAATATGCAGCTTGTTGAGTTAATACTTAACTGCTAGATGTTTAACGCGCATCTGGAAACACTATGGCAAAAGCGGCAAACATGGTAACCTTTACTAAGATAGAGGCTTTACACAGCAATGTGTATCGAAAATTGGGTGAATTCAGGGAAACACCAGAACGGTCAATCCTGAGCCAAGCTTACTCACAACTTTGTGGGTTTGAAGGTGCAACGACTATTATGTACTGGACAAGTGTCTAGGAAGCTCCCGACACCCTTTAGGGTGATGATATAGTCTGGCCTATATAGGAATATATAGAATCTTTCTAAGTATTAGAAAGGTTGGCAGAGATTAACGCTCTCTGTTTAACAATCGTTACGGCGCGGGTCAGAAGACTGCGGCCATGAATGTCGAAAATAAGCTCGCAAAAGCTCTCGGAAAAGATGATAACCTATTTGTGATTAAAGCTGCAGATCGCGATCAAGTATTAAATGAAATTAGTGCTAGAATGGCGCGATACGAAAAGCTAGATCCAGATCTTTACTCAGAACTTAAAAGATTACGTATGGATGTAAAAGAAGTGTTCAATAAAGGTTTAACACCTAGTGATGAGATTATTGAACAGCTATACTTCTTAGATCCTAAAACACGTGATGTTATTGAAAAGATTTCTAGAAACCAACTTAAGACAATTACTCCAGATGACTTCAGTCAAGTTTCACTTATAATGTCTGAACATTTAAGTGAGCAAGTACCAATCCTTAAAGAGTTTACAAAATTCTTTGGAAGACTTGCAGAGACTTACCTGACTACAGCTAAACCTTCTAATAGTGCTTTGGATACCGCTGCAATTATTAAAAGAGCTGTATTAGGTGCTAGACGCGAAAAGAAACTACCTAAACCGCTAGTAAGAATTCTTGGAATTAAAAACGAGAGTATTAGGACAAAAATGCTTAATCGTTATAAACTCTGGGATGAAGAGAGCTTGTTTGATGAGATCTTGTATGGTGCTAAAGCTCCAACAACTCGTCGGACTGGTTTTAAGGTTGGAGACTATTCAATCTTTTCAGAAGACATCGTAAAAGGTAGTGAGGTGCTGTATCCGAATAAGCTTCCTAAATCGTGGACTAATGTTCCCTTTGTGAACTTTGACGGTAAGGTGCTAGAACAAAACTTCACACAGACATTTGAAGAACGTTTGCTTTACAAAGAAGGCGATAAGTGGATTAACAATATCGTACAGGTTAAACAGAAAACTGATCCTACTTGGTGGGAAGAGTTTAGAAATAAATCTGGAAAGATGAACGATATTGCTGATGTGCAAAAGGCGCGTACTGCCTATGGTGTTAATGCGAACCATAGCGATGATGCCACTTTAGTCAAGGCCTTCCATTTGTGGGGACGTAAAAGAGGTATCCAGACGAGCACAGTCCACGATGCATTCGTGAGCAATGCAGCAGACATGCTTGAAGCGCGACAAGCTCTTCGAGAAATCTATGCAAGAACACTAAGGAAAAATGTTATTGAAGACACCTTAGAAGAAATGCGTAAGAGAGGGATGCCTGCTAGTGAAGTTGAAAAGTTTAGAAATGAAGCTATCGAAATAGGTCTGATTCCTGTGGTCGGAAGGTCTAGAATCGGTGGAAGATTGATAACGAAAGATGATGTCCTTACCGCAGATGATATATTAGAGATGGTTCCTGAGAACTTTGATTCTAACAGGTACTGGTACGGGATTGGGACTTTCTTACTTACAATGAGTTGGAGTATACATGATTACTCAAGAGTTTTTGCAGGACAATTATTTTTATGATGATGGTTACCTGTTCAACATGAAGACAGGTAAGCGAGTTGGAGGTCCGAACGGTGATGGTAGATGGAAAACAGTAATAAGAAATAAGTATTACTATCTACATCGTCTGATTTGGATATACCACTTCGGAGACACTGACTTATTAATTGATCATAAAGATAGAGATGTGGCTAATAATAGGATTGAAAATTTAAGAGAAGCAACTCCGACGCAAAGCTCTTGCAATAGACTTGAGTATAATGATAGTGGTTTTAGGGGAGTCGACAGGTACAATAATAAGTGGCGAGCGAAGATAAGGTTTAACAACAAACATTATCACATCGGATACTTTGATACACCTGAGGAAGCTTCTTTAGCTTACAAGAAAAAGGCATTAGAACTACATCAAGAATTTGCGCAATTGGAATGCAGTTAAATCGTAGTACAGGATGAGTTGTACTTATCCAAAATCAAGGGCTGTGCCCAGAAGGTAATTAAGAATGGCAACGAATCAAGAAGAACTCTCCGCAGAAGAACTCGCGGAACAGAAGAAACTAGAAGATGAAAAGGCTGCACTTAAAAAGGCAGCTGAAGATGAAGACAGAGAGGCTGAAGAACTTTTAAAGGCTAAGCCTCGTAAGACCAACGACGACGATGACATGATCGCTCGATTAGTTTCTGAACGTGTTAATCAGGAGCTTTCGGGAATCAAAGGTAAATTAGATAACGCATTCAAACAACGCGATGAAGCTCTAAGTAAAATCGCAGAGTTTGAAAAGAAAGAACGCGAATCTACGCTCAAGCGACTGGAAGAAGAGGGTAAACACAAAGAAGTTTACGAACTCAAGTTAGCTGAAGAACGAGCTAAGAATGAAGCACTTGAGAAAATTAATACAGAACTCAGTAGAGATGTTTCTGTACGTGATGCTCTTAAGAGTTACACTTTTAGAAATGATAAAGCGGCTGATATGGCTTTTAGAGAAATTGTTTCGAGTCTAGTACGAGACGAGTCCGGTAAATGGGTACATCGTTCTGGAATCTCTGTAAGAGACTTTGTGGAAGCATTTTCTAAAGACGAGGATCAGTCTTTCTTGTTTAAACCTAAGACATCGACTGGTGGTGGATCTTCTTCACCTAAGTCCGGAAGTGGTGATTCTAAGCCAAAGTCTATTTTTGAAATGTCCCAAGCTGAAGTGCTAAAATTAGCCGCAGAGGGAAAACTTAAGAAATAAGGAAATATTATGGGTGCAACTACTCAAATCGCAGGCGCGACTCAATTTGCCCTGCAAAACGCTCTTAGTGCCTATTCGGACGAGGCTTACACCTCAGCCAAGAAGCTCTCTGGTACTGGTATTGTGGGTTCCAACCCCAATATCGATGTAGGTACTGAAACCTTTATCGGTCAGGTTCGCTGGTACAAGCCTCTGAATCCTACCGTTAACGTTGCTTCTATTACTGATGCAACTGCTGGTCAAACTACTTCTTTCAACTCTGATTACCTGACGTATATTAAGACGGTTCGTACGCATGGTGCGTCTCGTGTGAATATGCAACAAGTTGTTGCTCAAGAAGATGGTCTGGCTAAGATCGGTCGTGATTTTGGCGAAACTCGTGCTCAAGACGAGCATGATGCTATTCTTTCTGTGTTGCGTGGTGTTGCTATCTCTGAAGCTCTCAATGGTGCAGCTTCTGCTAGTGGCGCTACTGGTCTTGGTGGTCAGTCGTTTGATAACGATCCCACTGACAAGAAGTATGGTTTCTATGTGGACCTGGGTAACAACCCGGCCATCATCGCTGCCACTGCTTCTGCTCAAGGTGCTGCTCGCGCTGAAGGCTTCCTGCAAGCTATTGGTAAGGCCTGGAAAGACTATGAGCCTGACTTCGCGTATCTGGTTACTTCTCCGGAAATGCTGGCTTCGCTTCGTTCTGCTAACCTCGTTGACCAGACTCCGGTCACTGACGGCAATATCAACTTCCAGACCATCTTTGGCGGCAAGCTGCGTTTGATCCAAACTCGTGCATCGCAGAGTCTGACTTCCGCCGAACGTACGAAGATCAATACTGGCGCGGGTGTAGATATTGGTGGTACGAAGACCA